GCAGCATTAGAAAAGAAAGATTATTCTACAAGTTGCCTGGAGATGAAAAATAGTTTGTGGGCCGAACAAACCCCAGGAAGATGTGATTCTTTAATAAAAATCGTGGAGAAACATAAATGAAAATAATTGTAACAGTTTTATTTACGTCTTTAGTCTTAGTAGAAGCTGCTAATTTCTATGTTTATTATAATCAAATTACAGGTGCATTATGTTAAATTTACTTTTAGGACCAGTTGCCAATATTGTTTCTAGTTCAGTTCAAGGATTTATTGATACAAAAAAAGCAAAACAGGAACTTAAACTGACAGAAATAAAAGCAACTACTAAACTTAAAGAAGATCAAATAGCAGGAAAGGTAGCTTGGGAAGCATCTGCTGTTGACCAAATGAAAGGTAGTATCAAAGATGAAGTAGCATTATTTGTTTTACTTACTCCTGCCGTTTTAAGTTTTATTCCTGGTATGACAGAATATGTTAAACAAGGTTTTATCGCTTTACAAGAAACACCAGTTTACTACCAACATTTATTATACATAGCAATTTCTGCAAGTTTCGGAATTAAAGGAGCTTCAGGAGCAATGAAATTATTCAAAAAAAAATAAGGAGGTAATATGAAATTATTAGAAGACTTATGGGACCATGTAAAATCTTGGTCAGATTGGAGTTTATCTGATTGGATTAAAGCAGGAATAGTCGCTTTAGTTATAATCGTAATAATAGGAGCAATTTAATGCAAAAGAAAAAACCTAGAAAACCTAAATATTAAATGAGAATAGTCAAAGTTGTGTGGCTTGACACCAATGAGGTTTCAGATGGCACATGGCAATCAAAAGAAGACTTATTAAAATCTAAGCCATGCAGCATTGACAGTATAGGTTATCTCATAAAAGAAAACGAAGATTACGTTATTATATCTGCTGATAAAGACTCTTATAATCAAGATGATTTATTTGGTAGATCACAAGTTATTCCGAAGGGTGTCATTCAAGAAATTAAGGATATAGATGAACCAATGGAACCCTCTACGATTTGATAAAGATTTTATCTCATCAGAATTAACCAGAACAAGAAAAGCATACGGAGAGTCTAAAGCTGCCTACGATAGCTTAGAACGTCAGAAAAAAAGAATAGAAGCAAAATTATATTTAGAGTTTAGACAGGCTGAAAAATGTACTGTTGAAGACGCAAAAATGAGAGCTCGTACTCATATAGAGTATGAAAAGATAGATACCCTCATAGATCAAGCAGAAATGCAGACAGAGAGCGCATACGCTGAATATGAAGGATTACGTTTGAAGTGTCAGTTATTGATACAAGAGAATAGTACAATGAAACA